GAAAAGAGCGTTAAGCCCAGGCAGGAGTTCCTTCATCATTTGCGCTCTAGATATAGCCATGATTAATTACTCCTTCCCTAAACGCCAGCGGGGATATTGGCCTGATGCACTCCAGGCGTAAGCCTGACAATAACATTAGGGGTTGTTGAGGTTTCGTTTGAGCCATCTTGCGGTATTGCAATAATTTGCAAAGCAAGGAGGCCCGACGTACCGATCTCGCTTGCGTCTAGCTGCATACCAGAATTTCCGGTAATGGTGCTAGCGGAAGACCCAATGAAGTTAACTACTGGCGCTCTGGCTCCTACGGACGCCTGAGTGACTGCGGCGTCTGCTTGGATAATGAACGCGGCGTTGGGATCAACAACAATAAAAGCATAAGCTTCACTATTGTTAGCATTCCCAACATACTTCTGAGACCACTTGATATCACCGTCTGGATCTACATATCTAAACCCAACAGCCACGCCGATAGTAGGCGTTGCTACTACGGGAGTAGCACCCGCTGCACCATTCGTGCGAGTTACCTCACCCGTTGATGTCAACGTCATGAAGTCTCCGGTGAAACAATCAGGAGTCCCAGAAACATCGACATCTATCGGGTATTCAGTAAACCCACCAGTGTTGTAAGCTTGCCCGAAAGCTTTGCCCATATAGGGGCGAAGTCCGTAACCTGCCATTTTAATTTCTCCTAGAAATCAAGCGGCGACCTGTAGGAGTACATCTCCTAAGAGCCGTCGCCAAACTTGACGCGAGTGCTTCTGTCTGGAGACAGTAAAGGCATTCTCGCATCATTTTCTCTCATCAAGTTGTTATCCACGGCTTCCATTTGCAGGTTGGCTTGACCCTTCATGTAATCACGCTTCTGTTGCATAAGCTCAGTCGTGTTCTTACAAAGCATCAAACCACCAAGTACCGCTGCTCCATCAAATCGATTATCGATATCAGGAATCAACTTAAGCTCAGGATGATCCTCAAGCTTAACGGGCTCCCATCCTTCCCGATATTTGCGGGAAACATTCGTGTTATCTACAGATCCACGCATGGAGACGCGAATCCAACGAAACTCGTACCCGTCTTGCGGGTCCGGGCTGGGAAGTACGGTAGGTGGTTTCCAAGTAGCCGGTCGAGAAGACACCTCTCTGGTGTCATGATCTCTTTTAGCGCGAGGATCCTGTTCCTCTGTGGCATCGTTGCCTCTAGCCATTCTATTGATTCTCCAACTTTAAGAGTTGTTTGGCATATGATTCAGGAGTGATACCCAATCTCTTTGCGAGGGAAACTTGGGTCTTCGTTAGTTGAACTTTGCGCGGTCTTGCACCAGTTGTTCGCCTTGCAGGTGCCACCACCGTCGAGGGCTTTCGGCGGTTCTCGTCGGAACGAAGAACCGGATCATCTTGATCATCACCGCCGAACTTTTCGGGAAATCTGTCCCTTACTCTTTGATCGATTGCCTGATAGTAATCATCAGACTTTGTATCGACACCTTGAGTTACAAGATCCTCATGAACGGCTAAGGCGACTGCCGTCATTTCTTTATCGGTCTTGAACCAAGGATTTTGCTTTGCCCAGTCAGCCGCCTTTGGATCAGGTGCAGGTGCAACTGGTCTTCGGGGTTGATACTCAGGAGCCTTCGTAGGCTCCGGAGCTGGGATGTATTCCTGAGCTTTTTGCGAATCGTAGGAAGCTTTAGTTAATAGCTCCTGCGCTCCTACTATCGAATCAGGATCACCCTCTTCATGGGCTCTTTTCAATTGGAACCTAGCTGATTCCAGTTCCTTCTCAGTTCTTTGCTTGACTTCATCGACGAGAACTTGCTCTCCTCGATTTACCAAGTCACGAAGCTGTTGATTTTCTTTGTGGATTTTCTGAGCGTAAACTACTGCTTCATCACGCAGACGAGCAGAATTTTCTTTGGCTCTTCGCTCCTCGTGAAAATCGTACTTAAGCTTCTTAATCCGCTTCTGAACATTCCCGCTGACTCCCGCCAACTCGTCTTCATGATCTTTTGCGGTTCTATCAGCTGGAGGAACTCTCCCCCTATCCTGCTCAGGCGTATCATCGATAATATCGATTTCAAAACCTTCTTCATCAAGAACTTCGTCATTACTTTCTGCATCGCCTAAAGGCGAAGAGACGATTTGCTCTGTACTCATATTACCTTTGCAACCCCTCTGGGATCGTCAACAACAGCTTCCACTGTGTCGTCGTTGATTAATCGGAACTCCTGTCCACCAACCTTAAACCTAGTGCCTGAATAAGAACGCATCATGATGTAATCACCACGATGGCACCAGTTTCCTGTTGGGAACTTCTTAGGATCCTTGTAAGCAAGATCTCCCATCTGAAGAACCAATCCAATGATTGTACCTACCTCCTCGACGTTCATTGCCTCGTCGGGCTTGTAGATACCACCTTCGGTCACTCGATCTACTCTCGGCACGGCAACTAGAACTTTCCAGCCTGTTGGCTTTGGAAGTTGATCGCCTGCTTTGTTTAGAATCTCGTGATAATCTTCTAGCTCCTCTTCCGTTTTATCCGTTTCGGACATTGTATTCCTTGCAGCTCTCGCTGATTGCAACCTCGCTTAAGGGGGAGGAAGAAGCCCTTGCGCTCAATTGAGCGTTAACCTTCGTTCTCTGCTGCGCGTTCGACCAGATCAAGGAACTCGCGCTCTGCTGTCGCGATCCCTTCAATAAAACCTACGCGAAATCTGTAGTCAGCAAAATCATTTGCACATCCCGTAGCTAAATCATCTGCTTTATTGTTCAAGTTTTCCCGAAGCTTGGCTATGAAAACCTCACTTAAAGAAGCAGCCATTAGTCCTCCCTAGACTCTTTGGTTATTTCGTTACCGATCTTGATTCCCTTCAAGATCTTATCCGCTTCAGCATCACTCTCTTCGATATCCATCTTTCTATTTTCGAGAGTAGCTTCTGCTCCAACTTCCATGCCCTTAAGCATTTCGTTGGAATCAATTCTTTCTCGATCTACTTCCGCTCTGAGCGAAGCCTTCTTCAAGTCTGCTGCAATGCGAGCAGCATCAGTCTGCATCTTTGACTGAACCTTGGTTTCTTCTATATCAAGCTGTCGATTCTGTTGCTGAACAACCGGATCCTTCATCTTCGCCATCTGCTCTTTCAACTGCATTTCTGCCACATCACGACCAAGCAAACGGCTACCAGCTTCAGCAACGAGCGAAGAAATTCTAACTTCAACATCCCTAGGCAACGGCTCTCCATAAGGCGGAAGCTCCACTCCGAGTTCCTTTTCTATTTCTCTTCGATACTTAAATCCAAGATGCTCAATGACGTGAGCCGCGAGGGCCGCTTCGATCTGGCCTGACTTAGGAGAATTCTGGACGATCTCCTGCATCTTTGGATCTTGTGCTGCGTCGAGATGAACTTGGATATGAGCATCATGATCCTGCCAAGTAAATGCTCTGACCGGGTCAGTCTTGAGAAGATTCATATTCTCAGAGACAGGATCAATAGGCTTTACGTCCTCGTCGGTAGGCACGATATCTTCTGCGTCTTGTATGCCTAGAACGTCGAGCATCTGACGATGCAACTCAGATAGGTTGTAGAGTTGGGGGGCGGTAGATGCGAGCTGTAACGCAGCCTGATACTGCATGATCCGCTGAGCCATCGTCGATGAGTTAGGGTCACTGACCGGGATAAGATCCATGCGACCATTGAAGTCCTGTGACTTCATCATGTCCCCACCGTCTACTTCCCACTCGTAATCATCAGGCATGTAATCTCTTACGATACGAGAAAGAATCTTAAATTCTTTCTTCATCGCGTAATGAATTCTTGCTTGTATCGCGTTCATCACCTTCATGGATCTTTCGATGATTGCCAGCGTGGTTCCTACCGGAGCCTGCTGATTCATATCTGAGATCTTCATATCCGTGATAGATGCGAATCGTCTTCCTTCTTCTACGATATTCTGCAAAAGCATATGAAGAACATTTGACGGTTCCTTGTAGGGAAGGAACGTGATGTTGTCTCTGATCGCCCCGCCCGGAACATCTACATCTCTAAACTCACCCGGCATGATCGGGGAGTCATCGCCCTTAATTCGAAGACCTCTAGCTTTAAGTCCACCGGGAAGATTCGCGAGTGTCCCTGAATCTACAAGCTGGCGAAGTAGAGATGTCGCCGACTTGGCGATGCCGCCGATTAGGTGGATCAGCCCGAACCCGTAAAACCCCATGCCGGGTAGATACTCGTAATGAACAAAGTGGTTTCTTCGCATCTTGTTTGGATCATCTTCGACCCAGTTCCGGCGAATCGAGAGTATCTCAGAGTTAGTGGAGTTGACCGTGATGACGTATGGCAACGCTACGCCCGTGGGTTCTCCATCCTTCATGTCTTCAAACCCATCGAGATCCCAATCCAGATGCATCTCGTAGAGCAGG